ACATTTTTCTCAAATCTTTTTATCCCATAAGGCGGGTCAACAATGGCAAGGTCGAAATACTTGTCAGGGTACTCCGCCATCTTGGTCATGCAGTCTATATGTAGTAACTCAACCATTCAGAAAATTTGCGTACCGTGGAATGATTTGTTTGTTTCCTGCCATGCAGCAAGAGCCTGAAGACAAGCGATAACACCGTCTATCTTCTTTTTCTCACTGTCTTTAAGCGGTTTGACGTTGTTATTGAAGTCATGCCGCAGCTCAACATTACGCAAACAATATCTTGTAATAGGGTTATCGCTTAGTACAACCTTGCCACATAGCATCAGTCGTTCAAACTCTCTCGTAGGGTTGTTAAAATTGCCAATAGTCTGTTGAAACGGCATCATCTTTATACCCTGCTCCTCGCACTGAGTAGCCCATGCCGCAGCATTATATTTATCATAGAATACTCTGGTTATATCGCACTTTTCATCTACCATAAGCATATCCCTTGTGATGTAGTCATAGTCGGTCACGTTGCCGGAAGTTGTCTTGAGGAAACCATGATAGGCCCATGTGCGGTACAGGTCTACATCAGCATTAACTTTTTTGTGAAGTGTCTCTTTAGGTATATAATAGTCATTGATGAAATAATACTTATCGTCTTTGACAAACAGATAAGCCACTGCTGTTAAGTCAGTAGTGGATGACAAGTCAACACCGATATGACACTCCTCGCCTTTGAAGTCATCTATGTTAATCTTATCGGTAGATTTTATGATATATTCATCCGGTATCCATGTCTTGCCACTGTCACACCACATATTGAGGTTCTTGGTCTTTACACCTACCTCATCAGCGGGGGAGTTGATAGCCTGCAAAACCTGCTTCTCAATAAAGTCCTGCTTAACAGTTACTCCCAGGTTAGGGTTAGCCTTAATCCATGTTGCAGGGTCGTGCCAATCATCTTTATCGTCAAGGGAATAGATGACACCAAAGAAGCTCTCGTCAGTTTTGTTGCCGGATATAATGTCAGAGGTTACAGTGCGTAGCTCATAACACGGAAGGTTCTTATCAAAGCCTGCGGTAGTGATGGTGATAAGCAGCGGATTGGTCCTCATACCCATTGACGAGCGGAGAACATCCCTAACAAATGATGTGGGAGCTGAGTGGTATTCATCAACTATCCCTACCGAACAGTTGTATCCGTCCAACTTAGAACTATCCGCTGCCAATACCCTGATAAATGAGTTATTCTGATCGTAGTAAATATCCTTAAACCTGTGTTTAAGCATCCGCTTGTCAGGATTATAACCCGTAGCAAACCCGTCAACCATCCTGAAACCTATCTTTGCCTGATCGAGTGAGTTAGCGGTAAAGAGTATCTCCCCTCCGGCCTCACCGTCAGCAATAAGATGATAAAGCGATAACGCACCCACTAAAGCGGTTTTGCCGTTCTTACGTCCCATCTCGATATATCCGGTCTGAAAGCGGCGTGTCCCGTCATGGTTGTAGAAGCCGTAGATGTTAGCTACTATGAAATACTGCCAGGGCTGTAACTCGAAGTGCTTACCGGAATAAGTGCCTGTAAAGTGTTTGAGCTTGTGAATGAAGTTGACAACCTTTGTAACAGCGCCCTCCCGGAAATCCCAAGCCTGCTCGCCTTCAACCTTGCCAGCGCAACTCATATCTTTCTTGAACCTTGCAACAGCATTCCGTAAATGGATGCCACTTGGGATCTTTCCGGTGAGAACATCATCGCAATATTTGTTTACTATATCAAGCATTGCGATATTCAGTATTAGTAGGGAAGTGCCGCATGGGTTGGTGCAGCTTCTCGTGTGCCTCCTTATGACAAGCTATGCACAGCGATATGAGGTTGTCATAATCGTATGCCAGATCGTAATCAATGTCGTTAATGTCAAAGGGTATCTTGTGGTGAACCTCCTTAACCGGCTCTGTTAAACCTTTGGCAGCGCACACCTCACAGACAGGGTTTTCTGTTACCTTGTACTTGCGCAGCCGCTTCCAGCGTGGCGTATTGTAAATCTTCTGATAAGCAGATTTGTTGATTGTTACCTCTCGTGGCTTTGTCTTGGCAAGTGTGATGGTAGGCATCAGTTGAGGCAGATGTTATATGGAAACCAAAGCCATGCGTGACATGGAGGAACAAAGTATTCTTTGAAGTAGCTGAGTGGATAGGTGTAGGTAGTCATAAGACGGGAGGGATTTGAAACCTAACCTGAGACGGACTGTCATAAAGAGAACTCTTTAACCTTAATCCCTCCCGTAATATGACCGTTGTACTAACCATACACGCAATTTAACCCATAAACGCATTATGAGTTACTTAATTCTGATACTCTTTATTTACAAGTTATAATACACATGGTTAATAACGCAAAAACCGCAAAACAGTTTCCCGTGATGCGGCTTCAGCAAATAGGTTGAGGTGTAGTTACTCGCTCTTATCCGTAAACTCCTTCAGCTCAAAGGAAATAACCTTCGACACTTTAAAGATGTGGATAAACTCGTGATTGTCTATAAACTCAAGGCAAGTCCTGTCAACCTCTGCTATCCTGCCGTATAACCACTTGGGGTAGTTGTCGCCGTTAGCGTGTATCAGGCCATACTGCCCTATCATTGTTTTAGCTTCTGCTGTTGTCATGCTGCTCTGAGTATTATCCATTCATCCTTACTATGCCCCAGTGATACCACCACGTTCTTTAAGTATCTCATCTTACGTTGCTGCTTCTGATACAACAGGTATTTAAGTTTAATCAGCCTGCCACCATCCATAAGCACCGCCCCACCAAGCAACCCTACCAGGGCAGGGATAGCAAACACCACAGCAGGGATAGCTATTATTCCCAACTGCTCCGGCTGCACCGGATGTCCGTTGATGATGTAGTTAACGTATCTCATCCTTTCATACGGCTGCGAAACCACTCATAACAGAATAGAAAACCCGAATACATACCTTTTGTAAAACTCCTTTCTGTTCCTTCAAATAACTCTTCGGCTTCTTTTTTTGCCTCCTCCTCTGTTGGCATCAGCTTGTCGAGAAGGGCGTTGAGGTCGGATAGAAACAAATCTATCTTATCCTTATTCCAATCGCATTTATCAGGAGAAGTACAAATGTTTGTGTCGCTAATCCTCCAATAACAATCTTCAGGAGCGAAACAATGCTTTTCTCCATTATTCACATCGAAGTATTTCTCTGCGAACTCTCTCAGGAGTTCTTCGGGTGTCTTCATTGCTCATTCTCCTTCCAAACTCTTTCTTTAAACTTTGCCAGTAATTGTTCATTGTCCATTGTAAATAGTCCATTATATTGTCCATCCTTAGACCATACAGATGTTCTTTGAGATGGTTGAAGTTTGTCTAACCAATCTATAAAGGCAATAACAAACTCTTTAGGGTAGTAGTCTTTCGTTGCCTCCTCAACCGCAAGGGCGGCATAGGCTTCTGCAAATCTGAACATATCTTTATGGTCAAACTTTGATGCCCAAAAATCACTGACATACGTTTTATTAGCATCAGTAGGGACTTGAGTATTCCAAAACTCTTTTGCTGTCTTCATTTCTCTCTTGTCTTTAGGTATTTAACAACCTCAAAGCCTATGCAACACAGGGCCGCAACAGCTATTATCATTCCAATTACAAACATCGTCATACTATTATCAGTTCGTCATTTTCAACCTTGCATCCGCTGTATATCTCCAGTGACAATGTAAGCGGTATCTCCAACTCAGCGTGCCTGTCACATATCTTATCTACCTTAGCCTTAAACTGCCTGTCGGTAGCACAGAGATTGTTAACAGTGATAATTGAGTGTACCACCGTTGCATGATTACGGTTAAAGTAATCTCCTATATAGCGTAGGGTGCTGCTGCTGTACTTATGCATCATCCACATACATACCTGGCGTGAGTTGACAATCTCCCTAAACCGTTTGGGTGTAAACAAGTCCTCAACACAACATCCGAATAACTCGCAGGTGTACTGCTCAAGTGTCATAGCCATATCGCTGCTGCTATTGCCACTGCCAACAAACCCAGGAGGATAAAAAAGAATGTCCGGCATCCCTTCATCGTGCGCATCTCCTCCTCAAGATAATCCTCAGTCCTCTTGCGGTTGTAATACTCGTCACTGGTCATCATAAGTTTTTTCATAGTTTAGAATAGTTTGGTTTGTAAACAATGTATGTCAAAGCGTTTCTTTGCAGCAGTGTAGTAGTCAGCATCAATCTCACAGCCGACAAACTCAGCAATGCCGAAGTCATAAGCGGCAATAGCAGACGAGCCACTGCCTAAGTGAGTGTCAAGTATCTTGTCAGTAGGTTTAGCGTAGTTCTTTAAAAGCCACTTGTAAAGCTGTACGGGTTTTTGGGTGGGGTGGATGCGGTCTTCTTTCGCCTTCATGTTTTCCTGAAGCATTCCGTTCCATCTATATTTAAATATTCTTGTTGGACTTTTAAATGATGTCCATGCCAATTCAGCATCAGCGAAGTTTCCTGTATTGTCTTTATCCCATACGATAAAACAGGGCGTGTTATATAAATAGTCAATCATATAATTACCGCCCCAGATAATCTGATGCTTTGATACCCTCCTTAACTTTTCAAAGTATTCTATTGATGGGGTGTCATTATCCCATTCACTCTTTTTATATTGACTGACTACAGCACACTTTCCCCCCCCCACTTGCCCTGTCTTGGCTATGTCTATCCCGTACGGCGGGTCAACAATAGCAAGGTCGAAATACTTGTCAGGGTACTCCGCCATCTTAATCATGCAGTCTATATTGAATAACTTAATCATTCAACATTACCCTTAAACTACCAGCAATAAAAGCCAGAAAACACATTATTATCCATAGAGTTATCTGTAAGCTCCATATTCTATTCATTAGTGTTTCAAATTGTTTTTCCGTCATTTGTCAATTATTTTACTGCGTATTTGGTTAGGTTATGTTTTGCAACATCGTTAGGGTGCGCCCATACTGTTTTAGGCATATCAGGTAAGTTGAGTGCGGTCATCTGCTGCCAGATGTCTTTGTTGTTAAGGGCAAGCTGACACATCTCATCGTAGGTTTTGTACTTAGGAGCATAGGCAGGAGCTTTAGTAGCCGTGTCATGCTCCCGGTTATTCCACGTTGTCAAAGCGGCATCCCAGTTGCGCATTGTCTGTGAGCCTACCTTCCATCCCTTGCTCTCGTAAAAGGCAAAGAACGCATCAGCGGTGAAGGATGTTATCTCACGCTCGGCCATACGCTCAGTAATTTCAGAAAGCTGCGGCGGTATATTATTGTATTTCTTACTTCCCTTTTCTATTTCTATTTCATATTTCTTATTTCTTATTTCCATATGGGCGTCCATATGGTCTTCCGTTTTTAGGTTCTTTCTTCTACTTTGATTGTATTTAGCACGTCTCTCCGTTTCTAATAACATCCTTTCATTGTAGTAAAACCCTTGCTCGTCCTTGCGAAACTTAGCCCAAATCTTTGCATCAAAGCTGCCGCAGATAGTAAGCATATCATCCTCCGACAATTTACCGTTCTGATGCTGCAAAGCGAGCAAGGTTATATACTTTCCTTTCTGCTCATTAGTCATAAGCATCGTTCCGGTCAGAAAATCTTGACTATAAAATAAAAAACAAGGGTCTTTCATAAATTACTTTTATTAAGTTTAATAACCATACCTGCCAAACCAAACCTCACCTCACCCCGTCTTACCCGATCATACCCAACCCCATCTCACCTAACCTCACCTGCCTAACCGTACCCTACCGTACCTATCCAAACCAGAACACTCCGCACCGGACCTCGCCTTACCATACCTGCCAAATCTCACCTTGCCTAACCAAGCCTCACCATGACGTGCCATACCTCACATTACCAAACCTCACCTGCCATACCATGACTTATCTTAACAAACCTTGTCTTACCATACCAACCGCACCCCAACGCTCCTAACCTTGCCGCACCTGCCTCACCGTACCAAAACTCAACTGACCGCACCATGCCAAACCTAACGAAACCCCAACCCACCGCACCTGCCTCTCCTCGCCATACCGTACCTAATCTCACCTTAACCGACCTTACCGGACCAAGCCTCACCTGCCTTACCAAACCACTCCATACCGCACCGTATCCCATCGTACCACACCGTACCTTACCTGCCTTACCACACCTCTCCGTACACAACCGGACCTATACGCACCGGACCAAACCTAAGCACACCTGCCGCACCGAACCGGACCCCACCCCACCTTACCGTACCTAATCATACCTCACCTCACCTGCCAATCTATGCCATTGCCTCAATAGCCTCCTTAATAAGCTCTCTGACCTTTTCAAACTGATTGTAAGTCTTTAGCTTAACTTGAATAGATACCAACTGACTGCGTGTGGTCTTCCTTACAAACTCCACATCGTCAGCGTCAAACGTAGCGATACTCTTATACCCCTCACCACTACATACAACCTCGTACACATCCAGGTTGCGTGTCTCACCATCAGAGATAACAACCACCTGTATGTTATTCAGAATAATCCTCGCCTGCTGTATCCTCCAATGATAACTTGCAACCTCATCATCCCATTCAAACAGCGGATGTAATACGGACCGCTTCGGTGTAGCAGCCTCAACAATTAAGGTAGGCGTGAGCGTACCATTTAGGTTCTTAATCCGGTCCAGCTCTTCAGCGACCGCAGCGGCTTCAACTCCTTTGTTTAAGCCCTTAATTCTCCAGCTATATCCTTCCATAATTATGCAACATTATCAAGTTCAAAACGACCATAGTTAAACTTGCCCTTCTCAGGACGCATCTCACCAATACCACAGCCATAACCAGCAGCCTTAACAAGCTGAAATATCTGGTCCATGCTGATAATACCTGCGTTAAATTCAACCGTCAGTACAGCGGACCATTCAACATATTCCGGTCTGTAACGGATGTCAGCAGAACCCATACCAACACGTACCATGTCGGTCCTTAATCTTGCCTCTCCGTAAATCCTGATAAGTTGTGTTTCCTCGCAGTCAGCCTTCACGAAGAATGCCATCTGAGTGTCTTTCATTACCATGCCAATCATCTTAGCACCACGTATCATTGCAGCCTTCACACCAGCGGCCGGGAAACCCTCCCATCCCTCTGGGGAAACGTGCTTAGCCTGCTCGAAGTCATCTTCCGGTACACGGATGTCATGCTTCTTGTTCTTAGCCACACCACCCTGCTTGTCCTGAATTTCTCTCTTTGCCTTTTCGCTCCACTTGTGAACGATAAGCGGTGACACACCTACGATTGGAATTTTTACTGTCTGAATGTTAAATTCCTTTACTTCAACTTTGTTACTTGTTTTCATGATTTTAATTTGTATTAGTTAGTACTATGTTTAAAAAATTATATCTTCATCTTTATCATTGCCTCACTCATAATAGTATCCATCCGCTGCCGTCCGTTATATGTTCTGCCCCTTAGCTCAGGGTGCAGCTCTTGCAGCTTCTGCCGTGTCCGTCTGATGCTCTCAGGGTCAGCAAACCTTCCCGTCTTAAAATCCCAAGCGAAGTCCTTAAATGATTTATTAATTAGTTCTCCATCCTGTCTATCCCACACGTTAAGCATGAGCTGTCTGTCGTTGTCCCTCATCTCCGGCCAGTTAAGCAGGAGGTGGTAAACGATGTCTTTGATGTTATAAATCTTGTTTAGCATCTCACCATCCGTTAAGTTTCATAAACTCATCATGTAGTATCTGCACCACCGTTACATTCAGCTTGTCGTGTGCCTTAGTATGACAGTAACGGCAAAGCCCCATCAGGTTACTTATAACATCCATGCCCTCACCCCTGCCGTCAATATGGTGCACGTCAACGGCCTTCCTGCCACACATCTCACAAGGCACAAAGTCCTCGATGCCGTAGCCCCAGTAATCCATGTAAACACGGCAGTGCTTAGTCATGCCAGTTTGCTTTTAAAGTGTGTTATCAGTTTCTCCATGTGAGCATTGTAATAGTCAGTAAAAGTGTCATACCTCTCATCATTCTGCTCCCACATACGAAACATGACTGCCCGGAGGCGCTGGCCCGGAGTTTTCCCACCATCGTCATAATCAACCTTAATTTTATCAAGAGTATCTATGTCTGCCGGACTAAAAGCATCAGGTGATATAGCAATGGTACAAGCGTTACGTGTAGCCTCTGAAATCTTAGCCACAAGGTCGGGCGCTGCCTCAGCAGATGTCACAATGCTAATCTTCATTGAGCGATCAGCTAATCCCCTGTAACCATCTATCTGTCCGGCAAAGACAAAGGTTTTCATTTCTTCAACCCGTTAACGTACTCCTTCCACTTGTCGTTAATGTCAAGCCAGAACTCACGCCCTGCCTCAGTCTCTATAAACCTGAAAGCATTCTGTAAAACCTTACCCACCCCTGCTTTTCTCCAGCTATACCGGGACAGGTATTTGTTTATAGTGATGCCTCTGTGGTTTAACAGCTCTTTCTGAAAAGCCAGCTTAACCTTATGCTCCTTTAGGAACTCAATAAACTGCTCTTCCATTATCGAATGATTATAGTGTCACCAACCTCACCGAAAGTCCACACCCTCATGCCCTCACCCGTGAAGGCGTGCCCCGGATCAGTCCAGCTGATAAGGGTATTATTGAAGTAATCCTCCCAAACAGGTATAGTATCAGTTCTCTGCCCATCTGCCCATAAATCCGTTGTGGCAAGTATCCTGTCGGCTATGTTATATATTGCGTCTATCTGCTCATACAAGCCCGTAATCAGTGTGCTATCGCCAAGCGTTATTACCGGAGGTACAGTGTCAATAAGCGTCACGGTAAACATCAAATCAGTATGGTTATTGAAGTTGTCAATAGCCCGTATCAGCACGGTAGTAGTAGGAGTTGTCAGCCAGCTCCCCCGTGTCGGTGACTGCCATACTGTGTCAATGCCACAGTTATCGGTGTAGGTGAACATAGGTAGGTAATCCGGCAGGGCCGCACCGCACCCCTCGCCCACCTGTAAATACTGCGGAGGCACTTGTGAGAATGTACAAACGCAACTGCTCAGGAGCAGCGCAAAAAGCGAAAATGTAATCAGTTTTTTCATGTTATTTAAGTGTTACTGCTATTGTTAATTTACTTGTCTTACTCGGCCTTACCACCTTCTCCCCGTCAGGAGTGATAGCACCCTCTGGCGGCAGGTTCTGTAAATACTTCTCCCGTGCTTTCTTAGCCTCTGTTACGGCTGCTATCTCAGCGTCAAGCATACTCCAGGTAGTGTCACCACAGCCGGAGTAATCGTACTTAACACCACCTTCACGCAGTTGTAGCTTACAACCTCTGTGCTCAAACATCCCACGCCCGTATTTCTCAGCCTCAGCAATAACAGCGGCCTTAATATCCTCATCAGCCCGAAGCTGTTTGATAACCTCTTCCATTGCCTTTAGCTGTACCTCAACGTCAAGAGGGTTGTACTCACCGTTTAAAAGCTCTTTCTTAGCTTTGTAGATGAAGTTGTGTATCTCATCATAGGTGCTCGGTGCAGCGTAGATGATTGATAATGCTTTCATTGTTTCCATTAGTCAAGATTATTTAGTTTAAAAAACTGCTTAGGGTCGAAGTTTTCAACCTCATCATTAGCGTTATCCATAGCCCATTTCATCGCATCAAGACAAAGCATCTTAACCTCAAACTTGGTATAAATCTTAGGCTCATCTGATATACTTATCAATACCGGAGTATATGTTATATCATTTGCCATGTCAGAAGGGTAAGCCTGTTATTATGTCATCTACCTGTACCGGGGTGCTGCTACCGCTGTTCATCCACTTGTATTCATCAGAGCTTTGTATCTTTTCTTTCAGATACTCACTCAGTCCGTCAAAAGTCTCCTGATCCCAGTTGTCATATTCCAGCCTCACGGTAGGATTAAGCGGATCAGGACAGTCAATACCTTTCGGCATACTACTGATATTGCTTACCTCCACATAATTCTTAGAAGGGTCTACCTTGCCGGGCCGGTGGATGATGTTAAGCATACAGGGTACACCCAAGAGCTTGGTAATATCAAACTTAGCTGCCTCCAGCTCCGTAAAGCCCTTGCCTCTCCAGCTCTCCAAATCCCTGCGTAAGTTGCTTTTCTCGTGCATACTAAGGGTATAAGTCTTACTTACCACATACGGCTCGTAGCCTTTCTCCTCGTGGAATATCTCCATCTCGGTGGGTAGCTCCCACGTTAGCTGCACCTTCTTAACCCTCTTCAGTTCCCCGTTGTAGGTTTCGTCAACGGTTCCGATTTCGATCATCTTGTAGCACCTGGCTACATAGTTACCCGGCTCAACCTTCTTAAAGTTGCCTTCCGGCTTAGTTGCAATAATTGACATTAGTTTGTCTGGTATATCTGTTTTACATTAGCTACTGCCGTAAGCCTCTTGATTGTGGCTTTGAGTATCTCATGCAGCCACTTGTGACTGATGATGGTGTCTTCGTACTTGGTGATGACATGGTTCAGCTCCTTGCGGGTGCGGCACTCCATGATCTCGGTGTACACTTGCTGTGGTTTCATACTATTATGGTTTAATTGGTTAGTAAAAAAGGAAAGCCCGGACACTCGGAGCAACCGCCTCGCACGGATGCTACAAAACAAGTTATCCAGACTATGTCTTACCGACTGCCGGGCCATCCTTAAATATCTGTTGTTGGTTTGCATAGTCTGGATTTACATAACGAAGCTATTACTTATTATTTACATGACAACGCATGAAAGGCAATTATTTTACATCAGTAGCCTAATTTAGACAGCGTATAAATAATAAAAGGGCGGTGTAAACCCCAAACCACCGCCCTCAAACGCACCTGCAAGCGCAACTATCTGACAAACTTCAACAAACCCACTATAAGCAATAACACCACGACAATTACAATTATCTTTGTCAGCACCGGTGACTTTTTACAAGGTACTGGTACTATCTGCTGCTCATAAATCGTCTTTATGCTGTCCCGGTACTCAATTACAGTGTCTTTCTGCCATACTTTAAGGTAAATAGTATCGTTAATTATCCATGCCGAGCCTCCTGCCGTGCCCGTAGAGGCATAAACGGTATCAGTGACGTGTGCTATACTGTGAACCGTGTCCGTCTTAACTGAGACGTAATAAACGGTATCATGCCACGCCACGCTATCCTGCAAAGGCCACTTTTCAGCACATCTTCGCTGTGTAGCACAGCTACTGGTTAATATCAGGAGTAATATCAGTATCTGTTTCAGCATAGAATTTAGTTATTATCTTACCGATAACCAATATCACGTTTAACCCGAACACTACCCACATCTTTACCTCATCGGTAAAGGGAGCAGCCATAACCGCCCCTGACAGCAAGGGAGCAGAGAATAACATAACATCTCCTATACATTTGGCTGTGGGAGGTGTCCTTTTTGAGTAATTTGATAGTGCAATCATATTAGAAGTATATTATTTTGTTAAATCCATCGTTTGCAACGTCAACATGAACCCAGCCCACCGTTCCCTGCTCGATGCGTATGTTAATCGGCATATCTCTTTTGTGCCTATCTATCCACTGCCGTATCTCCTCATCAAGCATATCGTTTACATTAAAATCCACTGCCTGAAAGCGGGTATGAGCCGATAAATACATCTCACCTGCCAAAGTTTTATCCTTAACAAGTGAGCACAGGTTACACCTGTAACCACGTTGGGAGTATTTGCCTCCGTTGCCGTAGGTATTAACGGTTATAGGTCTGTCTATCGCAGTCCTGAACCATTCGAGCCATTTGAGCAGGCGTGGATCCGCAAATTGAAGGCTGTAACCGGCAAATTTGTGATAAACGTGCGGACAGACAAGCTCGTGAGGTTGAAAGTACATTACTGCGTGATACCTTTTTTCTCAGCAAAGAAGCCCCATCCGACAAAATACAAGAACCACAAAATAGCCCCTACTGTCGGCAACACAAAGCACATCAGCCCGGTAATCATAACGCTCAGCATATTAAACCAGCTATTTTTATACAGCCTGGTGATGCCTGCCTTAATTTTTTCTTTCATCTTACTTAGTTTAGTATATACTCTTTGACAATTGTTGCTATCGCCGCTATAACCAAAACCACTATCGCCCCGATGAATACCTTTGGATGACGGATAAAGAACATAGCATCCTCTAACTTGTCATGGAGGTTCTCCATTTTTAACTCAAGTTTCTCAAACCTCTTTACGTTAGGACAGTTAGTAACCCTTGTATCTACAACGTGCTTGCCCCACTTAACCGCTCCCGTTAGTCTCTCATCAACCTTATCAAGCTCCTTCTCTAAATCCGTCACCCTGCCATTAGTGAGTTTAGTCTGTCCCTCTATGCGCTCAAGGGTTTCGTGCATGGTCTTAAACTGCAATTCAAGATAAGTTCTATAATCTTTCTGGTCTGTCATCAAATATAAAGTATAATTGTTTCTACTATTACCCATGCGAACATAGCTGCAAACGCCCCGCACACGCCCCAAAAGAAATCGTAATAGTCAACCGTGCCCTTCTTCAGCCACAAATCCCAAATCAGCTCTTTACCTACTGCGGCAAGGCATCCAATGATAACGGCTATGCCTTTGTCCCATCCGTACAAATACCCATGAGGGATAACCGCAAAGAGTATCAGCACTATCAGCGTCACCGCTGCACAGGCGAGAAAGTGTTTAAGTTTATCCATTCGTTTATTTGCAACTACACTAAAGCCCTAATACCGTCTTCCATTGATTGGCTGCTTCAATATTTCCTGCAACAGAATAATGAATACCATCGGTTGTCATTGTGGCGCCGTCATCTCCGCCTTCTAACCATATCCTCTCATCAAAGCCTTGATGAACGTTTGTTCTCTGTGCTATTACATTTGCTATGTGAGTGTTGATTACGTCACAAGCTGCCTCATAGTTTCTTACCCACACTAAAGCAAGATAAATCTGAACGCTGGGCCACTTTGTTGTAAGAGCATCTATTATGTATAAATAGTCGCTTTCAAAAGGAGCAAAATCTACCGTTTCAATATTATTAGCACCCAAATTTATTAACGCATAATCCGCCCTGTGGAGTCTTGTCGCCAATTGAGCATCAATTACGTTCTGTATGCCTTCTACGCTGGCCCCGGGTAAACCGTACTTATTTGGTCTTGAACAATAACATCCAAAATCATTAGCATCCTCTATGTTGTATGCGAGGGTATTTTCAAAAGTGGCGGCCTGAGTCTTGCTATCTCCAAGCAAGAATATGTTTTTAGACAACTCTCCACGAGTCATGGTAAGTGGAATGAATGAGGCGGGAAATTGCGTGGGATAAGCAATAAATTTCTGCACTATTCCAGTTGATGAAATGTTTATTTTTATTCCTGTTTGTGTATTAAACGTAGCGCTTGTATAGCTATTGCCTAATGCAGTTTGCCCAAATATTATTATATTACCTTGGCATTTGATAAAATAATTAGTTACTGCACCGGCTGATGTATCAACTCCGGTTTTTTGTGCTCGCTGCGTTTCCGTCCCCAATACTTTTTCAAATAAAGTCAGAGTTCCCGTTCCGCCTCCGGCTTGTACACATCTTAATATCCAACAATTATCGTCGTCCTGCCTTCTAAAAAGGATATCTAATGTTTCGCCCGTTGCGGGAATCCATGAGAATTGCATAAACATATTTGCACTCTCAGCTGTGAAGGTTTCTCCATTAGTAACTGCCGCTCTTTTGTAAACGTTACTATATAAATTAGTTTTGCCCCACAATCCCCCTAATTTTATTTCATACATATCGCTTATCGTTCCCGACGTATAAACATCTACATACAGACTTGAAGAGTACCAATCATAAATATTAGCAAATGCGTTAGCTAAATAAATTAATGTCCAGTCAGTATAGATACCGCCCTTAATTGCTGTTATACAGCCAACGTCAGCCTTTATTATCGCTAATTCATAGGTTACTCCCGCTTGGATAGCCTGACTTACATTAATTGTATTCCCATAATTATAGGGATACATACCATTTGAGATAGTGAGCAGTCCTCCATTTATTGCGGTTAACCCCGTTCTTTGGTATCCAATCCTTATGTTACCAGTAAATTTAAGATATAGCAAATCGCCCACTTGATTTGTTCTTGTTGGGCCTACTATTTTAGGGTCGGCTAATTGTGATCCATATCCAGATAATGTTACAATATTACTTGCAATACTAACCTTATTGGTTGTATCAGTAATTGTTAATACTCCGGGGCCGGGTTCGCAAGTTCTTGGTGATGTTACGGGCGCTGAATCATCGGTTATAAAATCATCATATAATGTATAAACATTATTTTCAACAGTAGCTGCCCCACCAGAAGGTGCAAATGTCACTATAATAATATCTCCATCCGCTACCGCAGAGGCTAATACAACCGTCCATACGCCACCTGTCCATGATGCTAAACTAACAACTCTTGCTGCTCCATTAACAGTTGCGGTTATGTCTGTTGCAACCGACGTGCCCTCACTTGGGAATGTCAATACTACATTAGTAGGCGCAGCGTTCTCAACCGTAGCTGAAATTAGTGTCGCCCAGTAGGAACTCCACGAGATACCACCACCGCCTACTTTACCATACCTCCGTCTGCGTTTCTTTCTGCCAGGTGCTGACATGGTTTTTCCTATCTGTGGAGGCTCCGGTGGGTAATATGGATTGATTATCATGGCTTAATTAGAATTAGTCTTAATAATATTTGTTAAACAAGTGAGGGCTGAGGTTTGACGGCTACCTATAAAATATTTCCGACACCCCCTATCCCTTCTTATGTTGCTCATTATCATCATCATATTAGTATTCATAAGCACCTATCTCAGGTGGGTCGCTCACTGCCTGGTCATCATAGTCGGTAGTCAGACCTACATCTATACCTGCATTGATACACGGTGAACCTGCCTGTAGATGGTAATCAGATGCCGATACGAATGTAGGATCGTCTGTCACCATTGCAACTACTGTGTCGTTAGTTACTGTGCATGTAACAAACCTGTTATTGTTAGTTGCGTTGTGACTTATGTTCTTATCTATGCCAATAATATCAATAGTCTGATCTTCCCACTTACATGGAGTATATACATTAAACCATATATTGTTCTTTACACTAACATTAGACCAATCAGCACCAACACCTGTAACACTATCCTTTGCTACCATGTTTATGCCATATATCTGCACTGTACCATCAGCTCTATAGAATACGTTGTTATATACTCTGAAGTCATTGACTGCAGGTGTGTATGATGCGCTTGTCTTGACCATGTTATACTGCATACCGTAACCTGTCATGGTTGCACTTTGTCCTATCTCGGTAAATATGTTGTAATAAACATAGAAGCCATCTATGTTCTGCACAAGGGAGTTTTCACGCAAACTCAATACTAAAGCTGTCTGGAAGTTTGTGACATAGTTATTATATACATAAACACCTCCGTCAAATCCTGATTCAAATATTAATCCACTCTCTATTGTTACGGGTTGAGATGCAAGTGCTATTATGTTATCATAGACCTTTAAAGCAAATCCATATCCACCTGCGTCATCCCATCCATAACCTGAGAAGTCAATGCCTCCGGTACATTCATTATTATATATCTCATTGCCACCTTTGCCAGTCCATAATTCTATTGCAAAAGCATATGAATACATACCAACCTCATCTCTCATATTGGTATCTATGGTATTATCATAAATCTTACATCCTCTGAGATACCCGGCAATACACTTAATCCCATAACCATAACGCCCTCCTGTAACATTATCAATTATGTTAGTGTGAATGAGCATACCGCTCTGTCCTCCAATGCTCAGGGCTGCATAGGCAAAGTATGTACTCGCATCATATAAGAAGTCATCACTATTGTTAGTGAATGTACAGCTATATATCTCGTTTCCTGTTGCATAGGTTGCCGGGGCAGCACTACCAGCAGCCCTGCCATCCCAATCAATAACAGAAGCATCGTCACCAAGAAAATCAACTACCGTTACGTGGTGCATCTTTACATTACTACGGCATTTCATGGTCATACAGGTCTGAGCGGTGAGATTACCATCAAAAGTCAGATAACTTATACTCTGATTACCGTCTGTTCCCTGACTTGCACTGTGCAATCTCATCAGTGGAGCAAGTGCTGCTGCCGTTGTAATGATTGTTGTTGCTCCTGCGCCAATTATGCTTACCCCTACTGCAAGCTCACTATAAGTTGTCTCTGTAAATGTCCCTGCGGTGAGATGTATAACTGCTCCTGCCGTTGTTACTCTCGTACAAGCATAAGCAAGCGTCAGCCAGGGTGTATCTGACGAGCCGTCCACTCCTGCCCCATCTACCCCTGTTGGTGATACCCAATAAAACTCATCTACTGTCTCAACACCCCTACCAAACCCTGTAGAATGTTTAAATGATGCGCTATAAGTTGCATTCTCAGCATCACCGGCTGACTTCTCAAGTGAGGTAATAATAAAATAACCTGTGTCAAACTGTATGGTTGTATCAAGTAATAGGGTATTTATCTGTTTCTCACCAAACTCAAGTTTAACCGGCAGGCGTAATACAATAGCGTCACGGATAATATCATAACTACCATCATAGACAAACAGCCCGTCACATGAGGCTGATACATCCATCAGCCCTGCGGCATAGGTGCGTATCGTTCCTGTGCCCTTATTAGTACGCTCTCGTGGATCTACTTCGATGTTTAAGGTGTAAGATGTGGATGTTGCCAGAAGCACATCATCCTGCCACATATATAAGTCAGTGCCGTTTATTATCATTTTACTCCTATTTCAATTATGTCAACTGTCCATTCCCTGTTACGCACATCAAAGTTTGCCCTGTTGGTTGCAAAACACTTATAGTCTGCTCCTGTCACGTTATACGGGTCTTGCAGATTATAAATAGGATAGTAATTGACAGGGTCACCCGCTGCTTCTGCCATGTTAAGCTGTATAAAGTGCCTGCCCTTGCTGTGCAATGATGCTATCTCATCGGCTACTATCTCTATCAGAGGTTTTGCCTCAGCGTTGCCCGGATGGTTGCCCGTGTGCCATGACACAGTATAATCTACTCCTGCAGTAGCTGAGTATGTTGCCAGTTTGGTAGTGTCGTCACAGAGGATATTAGCCGTACCTGTTGATCCTGTAAGAGTAACCGTGTCAACCCTTGCAGCAGCAGCTACAGCGGCAGTCTGTTTAGCGGGTGTAAATCCTCCGTTAAGGTTGCCTGAGTTATTGTGTATTGTTATAACTGAGAACCCTCCTACCTGCACTGCCTCTGTAAAAATAAGATCTGCACCGGCTGAGGTTAATGTAATATTGAAAACTACGAACCAACTCTCCTCGGCAGTTACAAAATCTGTTGCCGTGTCGGTAAGGTTAGTATTCCATATAACCCATTTGGTATAGCCGTTAAAGACTATATGTGCTACCCCTGATGATCCTGTCAGGGTTATGGTTGTAACCTGTGCTGTGCCTGTTGCGTTGGCTGTAGTATTAACCACACCGCCCGCAAGCGTGCCTGTAGCGTTGGTGATTGTAGTAGCCCCTGTAAAATCAGTGCCGGGCGTGTCGGAGGTGAATATCACATCTGCCCCGTTGCTCGTCAGTATTACCCCTCCGGCAAGGTAATCAAGTGCCCATGAGTTAACAAAGTCAATAGCCGTCTGATTAAGTGAGCCTGCTGTCGTGGCTATGGCCAAAGAGCCTTTAAACTGCTCAATGACGTTATGAATACCTGTATTGGCACAGTCACCTAAAATATAATCCTGCGTTATCTCAGGTGCGGTGATGGCATTAGTGGCGGAATATTCATTTGATACAATCTCCTCCACATCAGTAACAGACCTCCGTGCTGCTGTAGCCGTTGCAGCTCCTACCATGCCAGTAAAACTGAATAAACCCTTTAATAATCCCTGATACCACTTTTTCTTTTTCTTTTTTAGTGCCTGTGTTGTATCGCTCGTAGCATAAAAGCGCACGTTATTGATACACAAATAAAGCGATGCGTGAGGATATAAGACTATAATAAGAGATCCGCTTTCTGGAAGGCCGGTAACATACCGTGTCCATGTCTTCCACTGCCCTTGTCCCTTTGTTACGGTAGCCTCAGTTACGGATAGTGCAACTATTGGTGTATCCCATACAGCAGTCGTATCATCATCAGGCGTTGGGTGTGTAAGATAATAAGGTGTGACGGTAGTCATAAGAGCTATGCCGAATATACCCGGAGAAACATCAGCCCCTGTGTCATTGATGAACTTATAGTCAAACTCAAACCGGAACGTATCCGATGCTGACTGCCGAGCATAAGTACCGAAATACTGTAAAATATACGGCCCTGCAATATGAGGGTTAATGAGCAACCCTTCCGGCTCGCTGGTGCGGAACTGCAAGGGATGAAATACATTTGTACCTGAGATAGTCCAGTAATCAAAATGTTCAGTAATACGGTCAAAGCTGTCAGGGCTAAATCTGTGGTTTTCAATCCAGCTTTCCTTATACCCATAATCCTGCTCCGCTGTAAACTTACTCAGCGGTGACTGCATCATCAACACACCACCGGGAATATCAATTATGTCACTTGTTGCTGACAATATAGGACGCTGTATGAACTGATCCGGGTCTATGTGTGTCCCTGCCCCGCCCGGAAATACCCGACCGTAAACTATATCCCCGATAAGCTCAATAGGACGGAATATGACAAACTCCCCAAGATGCTGCCTAATGATAGCGTTATACTTCAACAGTATGCTCTCAAGAACAGTATAACAATCAAATGCAATGTTATCGCTGTCAATAAACACATCCTGATCTATAAGCACCTGGTTCATAGGGCTGTCAGTCGTGGCATCAGCCATACGATCCTCGTAGATGTTACAGAACTCGGTAAACTGAGTGTAACCTATCTTGGCAAGCACTTTAAGCACAATGTCGCTCTCCTCATCCCGGCCGTTATACAGAGCACCGCTGTTATCATAATTGAGCGACCTGAGCAACCCAAGCCCGTCAGCGGCTACAAGAGACACAGTGTAGGGTACTGCGTCATACGGCTCAGTGTAATCACTCGTTAACCATCCCTGCCAGTAAAGTGTATTACCTGCTCCGTAGTATATCTTCATCTTATAGACCATATCCTCCGAAGAGTAAAAGCCGATGTACTCAAAGTTGGTATTACACTCTAAGTTTAATGTAGCCGTTGAGCCTTTGATAGGGTTAAGTATGAGACTGTCACCGGGAGTGAGCCATTCAATATTCAGAGGTTCGCCTGTAACTTGTAACGTAGCAATAGCAGCTTGCGCCTGATCTTTAAGAATATCAACACGCCAATCAACGCCGTTAATATCGGTAAACTCTGCTCTATGCGTTACAGTGAATGCCATTTAAGTTAACCCTCCAAGTGAATTACTACTGCGTGCACTCGAATAAACAATGTCTCTGCCTTTAAGAACAGCCATGCCACCACCACCCGCCTTAACCGGGACAGTACCCAAGCCCATACCTTGTGTCATAAATCCTTTAAACCCTCCCATAAGTGAAAGGAACTCTGCAAAGCCAGGTATCATAGACAGTACTAAATAGGTTGCTGCCAGTGCTGCCAACTTTACTATGATAGATTTGATAGCATCCAAAGCAGCCTTGCCGAACTCCTCCCATCCTTTTATCCCTGATGAAAACATATCCTCGAATAACCCTGTAATCTGCATTGATACGTCACGCTGAAATTCCAATTTTGCGTTGTAATTATCAAGTTCAATACCCATCTGTTTAGTCATCGCATCAATCTCCTCAAGATTTGCTTTGATCTCAGCATAAGATTGATTTGTTTCGTCAACGTCAGGCTCAAGCCATTTGACATCAGGCATCTTTGACGTAATACTCGGAGCTATTACATCCTTTTTTTCGCCTGCCTTATCAAGTGTGATACCTAAGGTTGTTATCTGTTTTGTTAAACGTAATATAGCTGCATCACCATCAGCAGCAGCCTGCCTAACCTCTCCAAGCATACCCAAGAATACTTCCCACTGACCTTTCTTTGACAGTTCATCCTGTAGTCTTGTATAATCACTCATCAGGGCTTGCAGCATCATCAGCCCTTCACGTTCTTTTGCTTGTGAAGGCGTTAAATCTCCTAACGAAAGCTGATAATTAAGGTCATTAAGCCTCTTTGCATTAGCCTCTGTCTGACTGAAATAAACATCATAATTTTTAATGATGCCTATGAGATTGGACTTAACAAACTCCCAATATTTATCACTGGCGTTAAACAGCGTTTTGTAATACTGCTCCTCGGCATCAATCCTCTTCTGTATCTCTGCGACATTAAGGTCAGTAATCTGTTGCTGTATGCTTACAGCTTCTTGTAACAGCGACCTTTTACGTGATGGGTCTGTCTCCTCGGCAGCCGCAAC